CGTCATCATCAACTTGCAAAAAGAGATAGCAGGTATTTCTGCGAATGCGGCGGCAAATCCAGCCAACGCGTTGACTGCGGGTGTGGCAGGTGCAACGCAGGCGGCTACGCTCATAACGATGGCAAAAGTCAAAGCAGGGTTGAGTATTGCGGCGATTGCGGCAACAGGATTGAATCAAGCGAAAAGCATTTCAGGCGGCGGCGGTGGCGGCGGAGGTAGTGTTAGCGCAGGCAACGCAGGCGGGAATATGGGCGGTCAGGCATTGCCACCACCAACAGCAACCAACCCAAACAGTCAACTGCTCAACCCACCTGCCAACGGTCAAAACTCAGGGATGCGGGCGTATGTGGTTGAATCCGACATCCGCAGTGTAAGCGGCAGGCTACGGCGGATGAGTGAATTTGCAACGTTAGGCGCGTAGTGGTATTTGACGATATGGAACAGCTACCTGTATACCTGATGACGATTGATGAGGATGGCGAAGGCGTAAGCTACGTCAGCTTAGTTGAATCACCCGCAATCGAGCGACCTTTCATCGCCCTATCCAAACAGCACCGCTTCGCTGAGGATGCGGCACTTCGCATCCTGACAGGACCGCTGATGCTGGCAGATACGCCAATCATCCGAAGCGATGACACACGCGGCAAGTATTACGTGATGTTTGACAAGGACACCATCCGCAAGATGGTGCAGAAGTACTTTAAACAGCAGAACCAAGCGAAGGTAAACGCCGAACACAGCAAGCCGCTGGATGGCGTGTATATGTTTGAAAGCTACCTGATTGACCGCGAGCGCGGGGTAAATCCACCGAAGGGATTTGAAGATGCGCCTGATGGCAGTTGGTTTGGTTCGTTCAAAGTGGAGAATAACAAAGTATGGGAAGAACGCGACCAGTTTACAGGTTTCAGCATTGAAGGCTATTTCGGGATGCAACCAACTGAATCCAGTTTAGAAGCGGCGATGGCGAGCCTTGAAGATGCGTTCAGCGTTTTTTTGCATACTATCAAATAGCGTGGTATTTAACTACAAAAGCGACCCTATGAGCATAGCAAATCGTTTAACTGAATTGGCTGACGCATTGCGGAAGTTTACCGCAACGCCAACGCCGCAGAATTTTGCGGATTACAAACTGGAAGACGGCACGATGGTGCGCGTTGATGGCGACCTTGTTGCAGGTACGCCTGTGTTCGTTGTGACCGAAGAAGGGATGCTACCCGCACCTGATGGCCAGCACACTGTACCCGAAGTTGGCGTGATTACGACCGAAGGCGGCAAGATTGTCGAAGTCGGCGATTTGCCAGCAGGTGAGGCAGTAGTGGAGGAAGAAGTAGCCGCGCAGGAAGTGGAGATTGAAGTTGCTCCCGAAGGCGACAAAATGGAAGAGCGGATAGCCGCACTTGAAGCGAAGTTGGAGGAGATTATGCAGAAGTTAGCAGGTGCGATGGAAGCCAACACCGCACGCTTTGACCAGTTGGATGCCGAGGTTCAGAAGATGAGCAAGGTGCCAACAGCAGAGCCACGCAAACGGACAAGCGATGCGATTGTTGAGAACATCAAACTATCGCGCAACACGAATTTTGAAGCATTAACAAATAACCTTAAAAATCTAAAATAAAAAAATTATGGCATTTTCACTGGGAGGATTAACATCCTATGTCGAGCAACAGCGGTTGCCGTTGCTGACAAAAGCGGTTTTCGATGCGAAGACCCAATCATTGATGCAGAAGCGTGTTGGCGTTAAGTTTGAGGAATCCTTGAACTTGATGGACACCGATGCTGTGTTTCAAGCCGCATCCACCTGTGCGTGGAATGCGTCAGGCACAACCACGTTTAGCCAGCGTAACATCAGCGTTGCGCGCGTTAAGGTGCAAGAGGAGTTGTGTCCACGTTCATTGGAACAGTACTGGATGCAGACCCAATTGACACAGGGTAGCAACTACGAAGGTGTACCTTTTGAGCAAGCGTTTGCCGAGCAGAAGGCAAAGCAGATTGCCAAGAATATTGAAAACGCCATTTGGCAGTCAACAACTGCAACTGGCGCATCAGGGTGGACAGGTTCATCTGCATCATTGAGCGGTGACGCAAACCTGAACAAGACCGTTGGTTTGTTGCACCTGATGGAGAAGACCACTGCATCCGCTTCAATCGTATCGAGCCTTGCAGGTGCGGCTTTCAGTGACACCACCATCGTGAGCGCGTTTGAAAATGTGTATCAGAACATCCCTGTTGAAATCATCAGCAAGGACGACATCTACGCTTTCTGCGGATGGGATACCTACCGAATCCTTGCGAATAAACTGGTAGGATTGAACCTGTATCAGGGCGACCTTGGGCAGTTGGGTGCGGGTGAGATGTTTTTCCCTGCAACCAATATGCGAATCTGCGCGGTGAACGGATTGAATGGCACGCGTAGGATTGTAGCCACTTCATTGAGCAACCTGTTCTTCGGAACTGACCTGCTTTCAGATGAGGATACCTTCCGCATCTGGGCGAGTTACGACAACGACCAAATCCGCTTCCAAGCCGCGCTGAAATACGGAGTGCAATTTGCTTATCCCGAGTTTATGGTGCTGTACAAAGCGAGCAACGCAACCACACCTGCTGGCTGATGACAGGGCAGGGAAACCTGCCCTTCTTTTTCTTTTGACACTATAAACAAGAAAAAATATGAGCTGCGCACTTACATCAGGTTATGCATTAGGATGCCGCAACAATGTCGGCGGCATTAGCGAAATTAGGCTTGCATCGTGGAACGTAACAGGGTCAGTAGCCACCAACACCACAGGCACGGTGACTGGCTTTACAGGTTATGCTTCGGGAAGCAATGCCTTCTACAAATACGAATTGCCGAAGGGCGTGGGTCAGTTCACTGAAACGACAAACGCCAGCGTTGAAAACGGCACTATCTTTTACCAGCAAGAAATGACTTTGGTCATCAACAGGCTCACGCAAGAGGTGCGCAATCAGTTGCGCCTTGCTTCCAACGGCAGGTTGTTAGCCATTGTCACTGACCGCAACGGCAAGTATTGGCTGTTGGGTGAAACGAATGGCATCGAGGTGACTGGCGGCACAGCGCAGTCAGGAACAGCGATGGGTGACCGTGGTGGTTATGAGTTGACGTTCACGGCGATGGAGGCACAGCCTTGCAGGGAGGTGCTATCGACTGTCATCGCAGGTGTGACGTCAGGTACGCAAATCACAGGCGGCGCGAATTAAGTGTAGTTCAGTTTGGGTTGGTTGAAAGCCAGTGCGTTAAGGGTCGCATTGGCTTTCTTATTTTTGCACAACACAAACCCTTAAATCTGCACAATGAGAATATGCATCGTTTACAACCAACACCCAACAGGATGCAGTTACTACCGCCTTGAAATGCCAAACGCGGCCGTTCACGACCTATGCGGTGGAGTGGTGGATTTTGTCAGCATCGATGACATCAGGCGTATGGAAGAGGATGAGCTGAAAACCATTGACCTATTCTTGTACAACCGAACGTGGATAGCAGGGCCGTTGGAGGCGGTTGAGCAGGTGGCCAACATCCTTCGGCAATACGGCGCGCGCATCATCCTTGATATGGATGACTATTGGCATTTAGGCACAGGGCATAGCTTTTACAGGCATTACCACGACACGAAGATGCCTGCCATCATTGAGAAGCACATCAGGATTGCTGACCACATCATTACGACCACGACCTACCTGCGCGATGAGTTGGTGAAGTTCAATAAGAACGTCAGCATATTTCCGAACACGCCTTACCTGCAATACAAGCAATTTCAGGAGCAACCAACGCAAAGCGAGCGGGTGCGGTTTGGTTACTTCGGCGCGGCGCAACACACGGAAGACGTGGAACTAATGCGGTCACCGTTGCAACGCCTGTCGGATGAGGTCGAACTGGATGGAAAGTATATGATTTACTTGGCAGGGTGGAACGAAAGCAACCCAATCTATCAAGGCTATGAGCAGGTGTTCAGCAACAAGGGCAAAAACAACAACTACTCACGCATCCAAGCGGCGGATATTTACAGCTACGTGCAGGGGTACAACTGGGTGGACGTTAGCCTTGCGCCACTGC